TCGAAATTTCCAGGGTCAAACTGATATCTGCGCACTCCCTCAGATACAGGACACACTACATCGGGTTTGGCCTCAATTTTGGCTCGGTGGAACTCCAACAGAGCCGCGGCCTTTTGTTTGTCACCGTCAACTTGGCCCATAACTTGAGGCAAAGTCAACGTATACTGTGAGGTTCTAGCTATAGCTGAAATAGTATCATCAACCTCCACAGGAATAGTGGCACTAAGGAAGCTACCGGGACGACCGGTCGACACTGAAACACCAGCAGAGGAGGATGTTACTAAACGGTTGAACCCGGAACAGTTCAGCTTTAGCCTTTCCAACCGCCTGCCATACAAAGTGTCCAGGGCCAACCAACACGCCGGTCCCACCCACGATCCTAACGGTGTTAGCATGATAATTTCATGGTCGGGGGAACTACGCCTCCTATCAACCATGTAAGCTGCACAACCATAAGGAATGCCACAAAACGTCTTAACGGCAAACAAATGATCCATACTATAATTCCAAACCTGATGCTGAAACCTCCCACCACCAGCAACATGGTAATCAACAACGCCGAGAGAATCAAATGTATAGGAATAATCTTTCGACGTGCGACTCACCTGCTCCGGTTGGAAGGTGTATATTATAGTAGGATGGACATGATCACACAGAAAACGCGGCATGTCCACGTATTGATCAACATCCACAAAAGCCACAAGTGGATGTTCTGGCACATTAAGCCATACATTCTGCGCGGTAATGTCCTTAACCCAGTAGGGTGTCCTCGACCCCGGCCGACGATTTCGCTCGTCGGCCCTCGACCGCTGAACAAAATAGGGATGCCTCCCTAATTGCGTCGCTAAGCGGTCAATAAAGCAAGACGCCGCCGACCTATCGCCAGCAGCATCCGGATGTGTATGGTTCCGGGGCACAACAGACAATGACATAGGTAAGTCCATAAATGTCGTGCGCACACTCTCGGAAGGCAGCTCCACAGGCCGCCTAAAATACTCCACCACACTAGCAGTCACATGCTGGTACCACATGGGCCTGGCTCTCCTAACAATAGCCACAGACCCTACCAACACGCCAACTACCGCGGCGGTATATACCACACTACGCTGAGGCAAGCAGCCTCCCACAAAACTCGAATAACCATCTCGTGACGGAACCTTCACCCCATCACGGACGTTTGAGAGCACTTTGCCCTCTCCACGCAGCGCACTCTCGCCGCGGACGGTCTTCAACAACAATGATCCAAGCATATCAAAGGGCGTTAACTTTGATACACAAGGAATTGTTGAAGACAAAACGAATACACTCACGGAAATAAACCAAGGGAATATTTAGCAGTGAGGACAGG